GAGCTGCACTCATGCCCGAATCCGGTAAGCCGCGCGGGTATCTCTGGGCGCAGGACGAGCTGGACATCTTTCACGCGCACCCGGACTTCACCCCCAGGGAACTGCACGAGCTGCTGCCGCACCGGAGCATATCGGCTATCGCGCAGCTCAGGCAGCGCGGCCAGTTCAAGAAGGCGTCTCCGGCGGTCAAGGCCACGGGCGAGTACGTAGAGACCGTCGCCGGCTACCTGGTGGACGAGTCCGCGTGCATGGGGATCTGGCTGAGATGGAATGGCTACACGTCCTACCGGGAACTGATCCGGGACTCGCGCGGCTGGGTCACGGTCCTGTGTACCGCGAAATGAGTTACGCGCCGTGAACTACTGCCACAAGTGCGGCCAGTGGCGCTGGATCAGCTTGTGGTACATGTGCAAGGAGTGCGGGGAGGCGTTCATAGATGACACGACGGCAGCGGAACCCTATTGGGACGAAGCTGATGAGCCTGGATAAGGAACCAGGCCGGGTAACTGTCACGCCTATTGAGGGCGATCCGGAGTGGTGGGGCTACTGGGTCGCCTATGTGGGTGATGTGCGGGTGAACGGCGGCCTGTGCAAGACCAAGTGGCAGGGCCGGGACCGGGCTCGCGCGGCTATCTCTAATTACCGGGCCAAGAGGTGGGTCCAGACGCATATCTGGGACGTCGAGACCTTCGCGTGGCTGGACAAGAGAGAGCTGCCCGACCAGGACTAGACTGCCTGTGTGACCACCCCGCGCGTAGAGCGCATCGAGCTGCCAGACGGCACGTTCATGGAAGGGCCGCTGCTCGGCAGCCAGATGCCCCGCCTGTATAAGCTGCCCGACCGGCATACTGAGCGCGTTCCCGACTGCCCCATGTGCGAGCTTGAGGGCGCAGAAGGGCACGGTCACGGCTGCGGGGAGCATATAGCCGAAGAGGCCCTGGAATGGGCCAAGGGGTTCGGCTACGACCTGGACCCCTGGCAGCAGTGGTGCATCAGGCACATGATGAGCCGCAAGCCGAACGGCAAATGGGCTGCGCGGAACAACGTGCTCATCGTTCCCAGGCAGAACGGCAAGGGCACCATCCTGGAGGTCCGGGAACTGGTCGGGCTCTTCCTGCTGGAAGAAGAGCTGATCATCCACACCTCGCACCAGCTCAAGACCAGCCTTAACCACCTGCTGCGGCTCAAGACCGTAATCCAGGAATACCCGGTGCTGGACCGGAAAGTCAGCAATATCCGTGAGGGCAACGGCAAGGAAGCCATTATCCTCAAGCCGAAGAAAATCCTGATCATGGGCTCGGACAGCAAGTACGTAACCCGGCGGCGATCCTCCAAGCTCGAATTCCATGCCCGGTCCGGCTCGGCCACTTCCCGTGGTTTCTCCTGTGACTTCCTGGTCTATGACGAGGCTATGATCCTGAGCGATGAGCAGGTCGGCGCGTCGCTGCCCACCATGTCCGCCCGGCCCAACCCGCAGATCGCCTATACCGCTTCCGCTGCCCTGGAAGACGAGACGGTCTCGGTGCAGCTCGCCAAGATGCGCCTGAACATGCGCAAGGGACGCCCTAACCTGTTCGGTGCCGAATGGTCTGTCAACCCGCACGACGAGGGCTGTGCGCGGGACGAGGCCAAGGGCCGGAAGTCGAACTACTTCATCACCTGCCCGAAGCACGATGACCGCGATGATCCCCGCGCCTGGGCTCGGGCCAACCCGGCGATGGGCTACAGGATCAGCCTGGAGTTCACGCAGGACGAACTCGACAACATGCCCGACCGGAAGTTCGACATCGAGCGGCTGGGCATCGGCAACTGGCCCTCGGACGAAGAACCCTGGATTACGATCAGCCAGCCGGCCTGGAAGGTGCTCGTTAACGAGGACCCCGGTTTCCCCACTCCGCCCGTGGTATTCGCTTTCGACGTGGCCGAGGACGGCGAGTCCGCCACCATCGCGTGCGCCTGGGAGCACAAGCAGAAGCGCATCGTCCTGGAGATTCCCCCGGACGGCTCCCGCCAGGGAACAAAATGGGTGATCGGCCGGTTGGACAAGGCGTACAAGAAATGGCGGCCCCTGGCCATCGCCGTGCCGAAGTCCGGTCCCGGGGCAGGGCTGCTTGACGATGCCGTACGGAAGTGGGGAGACCGTGTCTACCCTGTCGGGCCTGGCGAGGAGGCAGCCGCGTTCGCGTTCTTCATGCAGCAGGTCAAGGACAAGCGCCTGTGGCACTTCGGCGAGGAGAAGGCCGCGACGCTCTGGCACGCTGTCGGCCGCGCTGATACCCGCGTGGTCGGAGACGGCGGCAAGGCGTGGTGCCGGCGTGACAGCGAATCGGATATCTCGCCCATCACCGCCGCCACTCTCGCGGCATACGTCCTCAACAAGAAGCGCAGGAACTACGACCTGACCAATACGGTGGCTTAAATGGTGTCCTGGAAAGACGTCGCAGTGCATTACCCCGAGTTCGTGCAGTGGATAGTGGCTAAGTTCGGCCCGCTGCCGGACGGGGAAGTTAACAGGGCGGACTACGAATGGTTCGCTGAGGCTTACCAGAGGAGTTCGTGACATGAAATTTAACTGGGAAGCGCTTACGCCTCTCGGCAAAGCGGTATACGCGGCCCTGATAATCGCGGGCATTGTTCTCCTGGTCTGGGGGCTTTACTGATGGGCATAAGGCCCGCGCTATTCAATGACATTCCCGGTGACGTGCACGCCAGTAACCAGGAACTCGTTTACCGCTGGTGCGTGGCGAAGGGCTGGTACGACGAGCCGGTCCCGTTCCTTTCGGCTATGGCCCTCCTGGTCAGCGAGATCGCCGAGATCGCGGAGGACTACGGCAGGGAAGGACTTCTCGGCGGCTGGCAGGCAAGGCCGCACACGGCGTCAGAGTTCGCTGACTGCTACATCAGGCTCCTGGACTACTGTGAGCGCTACGGTATTGCCCTGGCAAAAGCCCGGGACATCTACCAGCACACGTATGTTCAGCCGGCAATCGGCTCGATGGACCGGGCGTGCATGTGCCTGGTACAGCTCGTCGTGAAGGCCATGGAGGCATACCGGGTGCACGGTCTTGTGTCCATCGGCGAGGCCAAGTTCGCGGCTGGCGCGGAGATCGCCAAGTGCCTTGCCCGCTTCTACATCCAGCTCCAGCACACATGCGACTTCTACGGCGTGGACCTGGCCAAGGAATTCGACAAGAAAATGGCCGTCAACTGGCAGCGGCCCTACCGGCACGGGAACAAGCATGCCTGACCCCTGGTGCCCTTGCGGCCACGGTCCTGATGACATCTGCCTCAACGGGCTGATCTACGAATCGTGCGGCGCGGACGTGTGCGAGGGCGCGTGCGCGGACACCGGCAGGTGCCAGGGGCTGCCCGGCTGCTGTAGTGAAAGGAGCAAGAAGGCGTGAGCAAATCCCTGCACTGGAAGCACGTTCCGAAAGAGCCCGAGGACAATTACCTTTCCGACGCGCTGAAGGCGAAGCTGGCACAGCGGTACTGGCAGTACGGTGGCCCGCTGGGCGGTGATCCTGTTGAAGTCAACATCCGGAATATCCCCTATCTTCAGGGGCTCGCCGATTGCGGCATTGAGGACGCCGATACGCTTATCGGGCTCATCCGCGAGCATGGGGCCGTTCTGCTCTACATGGAGTAGGCGTATGCTGGCCGGTATGACTACGCTAACGGCCGACGTAGACGAGCTTTCGCGGCAGGCGCACGACATCGCCGTGCGGAATCCTCCGAGCCGCGTCCTGGAGACTGCCATCCTGGGCGTCCTGTTCATGATCGGCTGGCTTCCGGGGCGCGTGTGGTTCCACGCCCAGAAGACGATCGTGTTCATGTTCCTGGCTGTCCGGCTCGGCTGGCGCAGGGGCATGAAGGCGCAGGTGGCTGCCACGCCAGCGGGACCGTCCCCCATGCAGCCCGGTCCCGCGAATACCATGACCTGGGTCGAAAAAGGCTGATCGTAGCTCGTTAACGACCCTTCCGCTACTCTTGACGTGAACACACTTCACGGAGAGAGGGGCGGCCGGTGGGTCTGCGCGAGGACATCAGGGCCTCTGCCGTAGAGCAGCGTGTCATCGGCGGCGTCCCCTGGGTTCCGTGGAATTCCCCGCTGTGGCGGTTCGATTCCGGCGGCCCTGTGCATCCTTCGCGGATGGTCACCGGCCCGGACACGGCTCTCGCTCTGCCCGCGCTGTACGCCGGGGTGAAGCTCCTCGCCGACAACGCCGCGTCGATGCCCCTGCGCGTCTACCTTCAGCAGATGGGCCGCGACGGCTATCCCGGCAAGCGCCTGTGGACCGGGCCGTCCATTTTCGACCAGCCGAGCGTCATCGGGACTACGTTCCACTGGATCAACTCCCTCATGGTCTCCGTGCTGCTACAGGGCAACGCCTGGGGCTGGATCACCGGCCGCGACAATTACGGCTACCCGACTGGCATCGAGTGGATTCCGCCGCAGGATGTCTACGTCGATGAGCACGAGAACCAGCAGTCCTGGAACCCGCTGCGATCCCGGGTATTCGTGTTCGGCCGCGAGGTCCGCTGGTTCGGTCCTGACGCCGAGGTGTTCCACATCGTCGGCCTGCCCATGCCCGGACGGATCGAGGGCATCTCCCCGCTCCGCCAGTTCGCGCTCACCATCACCGCCGGCACTGAGGCCCAGCGTTACGGCACCGACTGGTACGCCAGCGGCGGCTTCCCGCCAGGGACCTTCCAGAACGCCGAGATCGAGGTGGACGCCGACCAGGCCGCGCACATGCGCGCTGAGCTGGTCAGGTCCCTGCGCCGCCGCGAGCCCCTGGTCTACGGGCGTGACTGGGACTACAAGCCGGTCACGGTCCCGCCGTCCGAGGCGCAGTTCCTGGATGCCATGCAGATGAACGCCACGCACGTCGCGGCCATCCTGAACCTCCCTCCGGACCGCATCGGCGGCACCCGGGGCGATTCTTTGACCTACAACTGCGTGGACGCCGATACCGAGATCCTGACCACGCGCGGCTGGCTGCGCCACGATCAGGTGACTAGCCAGGACACAGCCCTGACCCTCAACACGGATACCGGCTCGGCCGAATGGCAGCCAGTCCAGTCTGTTCATGTATTCGATGAAGGACCGTACCCGGTGACCCGCTGGGAAAGCCAGAGCCACTCTTCTGTCTCCACCCCGAACCATCGCTGGCCGGTGATGATCAAGGGCCGGAAGAACAGTTCACGTACGGGTTATCGCTGGCTGACTACGGAAACCGCGCCTACCGACTCGCATATCGCCGCTGCCGCGCCGGTTGTTCCGCCGGCTGAGGCGAAGTGGTCAGACGCGCTCGTTGAGCTGGTCGCCTGGTTCTGGACCGAGGGCTGGCATAACGCATACGGCAGTGTATCGATCGCGCAGTCAGATAGCGTGAATCCGCAGAACGTCATCCGCATCAGGCAGGCGCTCACTGAAGTATTCGGGCCATCCGGCGCGCTTCAGGTTCGTGCTGTCCCGTCCTGGCGCGAAGATCCTGGTGACAACGCCGTGCACTTCCGGCTGAATGCCAAGGCCGGACGCCAGCTCCTCGCCCATGCTCCGGGCAAGGTCGTGACGACGGAATTCCTCAGCCAGCTCACCCGGGCGCAACTGGAACTGTTCTACCAGACATCGATTGATGCGGATGGCACACGACGTCCCGGTGACACAGGCGATGTGATGGTGCAGAAGGACCGGGCGCGGCTGGACGCCTTCCAGATCGCGGCGGCCCTGACGGGGCGGGCTGGTGTCGTCTGCGGGCCGAACAGCCGGGGCATGTATCACATGAGCGTGAAGGTTATGCCATGGGTGAAGCCAAAGGGGCATGCCCAGTACATCTCGGCTGAGACCACGGATCTTGTCTGGTGCGTCCAGACCCCGAACAAGAGCTGGTTCGCGCGCAGGAACGGCACTTGCTATTTCACCGGGAATACCACGGAACAATCCACTCTCCAGATCATTGAAGCGCTGCGGCCATGGCTCGTCAACATGGAACAGTCGTTCTCGCAATTCCTGCTGCCGCGCAACCGCATGTCGAAATTCTTCACTGACGCGCTCCTGAAGACCGACATGGAAGCGCGCATGACGATGTACCAGATTCAGCGGAACATCGGCCTGCGGACCGTGAATGAACTGCGTGATCTCGAAGACCTGCCCCCCATTGCCGGTGATATCGGGAATGAAGTACTCCCGCTTACCACCATGAATGCCATGGGCACCCGCGCCGGCGTTATCCCCAAGTCGTTCATGAAGGCCGTGGTCCTGGAAATGGACGTCGCGACCGACCGCCTGATCAAGCTGGAGAAGTACATCATCCCCCAGCTCACCGCGCAGGGCTACAACGTCCAGGCTGAGCCTCCGGCTCCGGCTGGCGGGGGGAGTTCAGGGTCCGGCAGCACCTTCGCGAATACGCCAGTAGGCGGATCGGGCCGTGCCAACGGCGGGTTCGGGGTTCCGCCCGGCAATACCTACGGGCAGGGCCAGCCGCTTACCGAGACGGTCGGCGGGCGCACGGGAACTCCCATCGGGCGGCCTAACCAGCCGCTGCCCCTGGCGCAGGACCCCGCGAGCTTCCTGGCGTCGCTGATCTCGGTCCAGCGCAATGCGGACCTGCCGTACGAGGTGCGGCTGGCCTCCCAGGAACTCCTGCTTGAGATCGCGGAAAAGCAGGCGCAGATCGCTGAGCACGAACCGGACCTGGACATTCCCGACCACCACCTGTACGCGCCTTTCGTGCCGGGCCGCGCGGACGTCCGGGACATGGTTATGAGCACCAACGGAAAGGGAAGGGGACACCTCTGATGTGGCCTGAAATGATTCAGTTCGATGAAGTAAAGGCCCGTCTGATCGGCGAGGGCGTGCCGGTTGAGCGTGTCCTGGCGATCCACTCCGAACTGCGGTTCCTGCCGCTCGGCGCGCGGTACCTGATCGAGCGCCCTGAGGGCGACCTCGCGCTGCTGGCGCAGGGGACCGGCTGGTACAAGACCGAAGCTGTTGCGTGACTACACAGCCGCTTCTACCCTGGACGTGAAGACCCGTGTGTCTGTGAAGGGATGTAATCGATGTCCGAGGACAGGGCAAAGCTGTCGAGCGCTGAGCGCAACGCTCTGCCTGATTCGGCGTTCGCGTACATCGATGAAAAGGGAGAGCGTCACTTCCCGATCCATAACAAGGCGCATGTGGTCGCAGCGCTACGGCTCGGCCCGCGTTCGCCCATGTGGTCCAAAGCAAAGGGAAAGGTCATGGCTGCTGCTAAGAAGTACGGGGTCGGCACCGACACTGACACCGACGCCGGCCGCTCGCTGGAGTCGCTGTGGCCGGAAGTGCGGTTCATCCAGTCGCCGCCCGAACTGAGGTCTGCGGGCGAAGGCGAGCCGACGCACATCACCGGTCACGCCGCCGTGTTCGAGAAGGTCTCCCGCCGTCTCGGCAACTTCCATGAGAAGGTCATGCGGACGGCGTTCGACCAGTCGAGCAAGGAAGGCTGGCCCGGCGTCATCTGCCGGTTCAACCACCGTGACGACATGCTCCTGGGCACCACCGACGCCGATACGCTGCGCTGCGCGATCGATGAGACCGGCCTGGCCTACGACGTGATCCCGCCGAACCATCGCGGTGACGTCACGGAGCTGGTGGAGCGCCGTGATGTGCGCTACTCCTCTTTCGCGTTCCGCGTCCCCAAGCCCGGTGAGGACGACTCCTGGGAAGAGTCTGAGTACGGGCTGCCCATGAGGTCACTTCACAGGGTGGAGACCGTGGACGTC